TCAGAAACTTAGGTATGGGGTTGATGTTCCACGCGGAGAGTATGACGCGCTTGTTGATTCGACTGCGCAGTATGTTGTGGACTATGCGAAGGCGTTGGGGTTTCGTGATGTAAGTAAGCACTCTATTGACCCTGATCTTGTTGAGGATTTGATTAGCAATGCGTCAAAGGTGGGTGGTAATGGCCTGCCGGTGATGGATGAGAATCTTGCTGATGGGCTGATCGATGAGCATTATTTGCCTGAGCGTCAACTTGGTGAGGAGTTTATTGAGGGGACGCTGGATGTTGGGCCGGGTTCGCTTAAAGATTTGTATGACAAGTTTAAGTTTGCGGCGCAGCAGAACTATGTGTCGGTTAGTGACGAGGAGTTGTGGGATCTTGTTACTCGTGTGAAGCGGGAGGACATGAATTGGCAGTCGGCTTACGATGTTATTTCTCGTAAGGTTGGTGATCAGTACGGGTTCTTGAATGGGTCTGCGATTTTGGATCGGATCAACGACTTTTCGTATAATGAATCTACAAGTAGTTTCGGTGGTTCTTCTTTGAGGAATCATTTGGAGCCGTTGCGTACGACGTTGGCTGATGTGTGGGAGTTGGATTCTAGTGAAGTTAGGTTGCAGGATACGTTTGGTCCGCAGTTGGATTCGTTGAAGGTTGGCGAGGGTGACGATGAGCGGTTTATGAATTCGCGTGAGATACGTGCTTGGGCGCGGACTCAGCCGCAGTTTGAGCAGACTTCTACGTATTCGCAGGGGATGAGTAACATTATGTCTGGCATGTTGGATTGGATGGGGGCGCGGTAATGACTACAGTGTCGGCGGAAGATAGAGCAGAACTGGAAATCATGCGAAACCGGGGTTATCGGGTGGTACCCGGATCTACTGGGTATGGGTCAACGGTTATCAACCCGGCTACCGTAACAAGTCCCGACCGCTATCCCGGCCGTCCAGATCTTGGAACTCGTGAGGATGTTTCCATAGATGCAAGTACCGCTATTTCTGTGCCGTGGGATACCCCAACGGGGGCCAGCGCAGAAGCCATGCAGGCGGCGCTGGAAAAACACAGGATAAGACAAGAGGCAAAGACTGCTGCTGATGATGATGGGGAACCAGACGAGTTTGAGGAGCCTATAGTTGATCCGGGCGGTGATCCACTGGGCGGTGGTGGTGATGATAATGATTTGGGTAGCCCGTGGGATGCAAGACAAGGCGAGAATGCGTTAGTTGATCTACAGAATGGGTTTGTGTCAGCGTTGCTAGAAACAGGCATCGGCGCTGATTTGGCAAACAGTTTGTGGAACTGGGCTAAGGGTAGGTTTACGTCTGACCCATCATTTACTGCTGCACAGGCAATGATTGAGGTCTACGATCAGCCTGCGTTTAAGGAACGGTTCCCGGCCATTGACCAGATGCGTGGCGCTGGGCGGCGTGATGTTCCTACTCCTCATGAGTATTTGCAACGTGAGAAGTGGTTGTCTGGCGAGTTGACTCGTTACGGTATGGCTGACTTGGGTGCCAATATCAACACGGTTATTACTGATACGTTTGTTAATAGTGTGGGTACGGCAGAGATTCAGGAGCGGTTGGCTGGTGCGGCGCGTGTAATCTTTGAGGCTCCGGATGATGTGAAGAAAACGTTTATTGATTGGTACGGTCCGCAAGGGGACGCGGCTTTGATGATGACGTTTCTTGATCCGACAGACAACTGGGGTGGTGGTTGGATTGAGGTGAAACGCAACATTGAATCTTCTGAGGTCGGCGGCATGTCGTCTATGATTTTGGATAGCCGAGTTGCAAAGGAGAGGGCACGATCTATTGCCGCTTTGGGGCTTCAGCAGGGTGCCATTTGGGATAAGTTCGCTACGTTGAAGGAGCAGGAGAATCTGTTTATTGAGCGTGCTGGTGAAACTGATTTGGATTTAATTTCGCATGGTTCTGCTGCCGAGTTTGGCGTGGAGGGCGAGCAAGTGGGCGGCGAGTTCCTGTCTGGGTTTGAGTTGTCGGATATGTTGGAACGTAGGCGTGCTACTCGTGCAGCAGATTTCGCTGGCGGTGGTGGTGCTATGATTACTGGATCAACTACAGGGTTTGGAGCGGCTAATGTTTAATCGTGACAATTTAGAGAGGGCTATTGCGACATTTGTGCAGGCGTTTCTTGCTGTGTATGTCGTTGGTAGTGTCGATTCGCTTAAGGCTGCGTCGGTGGCTGGTGCGTCGGCCTTGCTGAGTCTTGCCAAGTCAATTGTTGCCAGCCAGTTTGGTGACGGATCTGCATCAGTCGTGTCGTAATGGAATGGATCGGCTTCGCAGGGCTGATAGCCGCCGCTCTCATAAGCGGCGTCTTTGCGGTAGTCGCATCCAAGTACCGTCGTGAGAACACGGCGCAGCACGCAGCGAATCAGGTTCGCCTTGACGCTATCGGCACTGACATATCTGAGATCAGCAAAGATGTGCGTTCGGTGCGTGAATGGCAGCATCGTCATTTAGAGTGGCATGCCGAGCAGAAAGTATGATATAGTAATAACCACATAGGCCGTCGTGTGCTCTTTCGGGCCGATGAGTGCTTATCCATTGGGATCGCCCACGCCCCCAGTGAGTATTAAGTGGAGACTGACCCGGCTGACGCCCGGTAATGTTGAACAAGTCACCCCGCATAATCCCTCCGATTATGTGCGAACGGTTTAGGAGAGACATCATGGTAGATAATCAGGATCCCGGTGGGATCAAGGAACTGCGTGATGCAGCCGACCGAGGTCGGAAGGCATCGCAGGAACTTGATGAAGTGAAACGCGAAATGGCGTTTCTCAAAGCAGGGGTAGATACAGAATCCAAGGCAGGCCAGTTATTGTTTAAGGCTTACGATGGGGAACTGGACACAGAATCCATCCAAGGCGAATGGCAGGAACTGGTACCTCCATCGGCACCGCCGGTAGAGGAAGAGGTTGTAGATGCTACTGATACACAGGTAGCGGAGCAGCGTCGGGAACTTGCTGGAGATACTGTGCCACCTGAGAACCAGACAGAAAGCCCATACGATGCAGGTCATCGTGAGTTTAAAGAGATGATGGATGCGGGTCGTCCGAAGGAAGATTCCGCAGCCAGATTTATTCACACGGTACTGGAAGCAGCGGGTGGGACACCTGATCCACGGGTAGTTTCTGGACGGTAATGCCTACATATGTTTATAGGTGTTCTGATTGCTTGGTTCAGTACGAGCGAACACAGTCTGTAACTGAGGATCCTGACGAGGTTTGTCAGGATTGCGAAGGGGTTGTGAAGCGGATACTGCAAGCGCCAGCCTTAACGGCTGCTGCTACTCCAAACAGAAGGAACAAGATTCCACCTGCTAAAGCCAATCCGGCTTGGGAGAGGGGAATCTCAGGCGAGCATAGACGGGACGGATCGTTTGTTCCGTACTTGAAGCCTGACGGTACACGTATTGGTGTCAAAGAATTTGCCGATAATCGCACTAAGTATGAGCGGATTTTACGGGAGAAGAACAACCAATCCACTTAACTTAGGAGCGTGACACGATGACTATCGTCGGTTACTCAGGCAGCGTCACTAGTTATGACCTTGCCGTCGGCGTTAAGATCAACATGGACGAACTCATTTACATGATTTCGCCTGTTGATTCGCCGTTTATTAATGGTATTGGAACTGATGGAAGGCAACTTCTAGCCAGTTCTCCTACCGATCAGACAGAATTCAAATGGATGGACGAGGAACTTTTGCTTCCTCGTGCACAAGCCGCAGGTACAGGAGCAGCGGGAGCAGGCGATACGGACATTACAGTCTCGGCAGCCGATTCCTACAAGTTCCAAGTAGGCGATCTTCTCAATATTGGAGAAGAGGAAGCCACTGTTAATGGTGCGGTCAAACGAATTACTGCTATTAATAACACCACGGGTGTTATTGATGTATCCGATTGGACCAATGGTTCAGTATGGCCCGAAACGACTGCTGCACACCAAGACACGATTATCTGTCTTGGTACTGCACTGGTTGAGGGTTCTGATCCGGGTACCGCCCGGTCGGCTGACCGGACGATCCGCTCAAACTATACGCAGATCTTTGGACCT